CAACACATGTGGCAGCACCAGTGGCCAACACTACATTGGATAGTATTGAAGATCCTGTTTGGGCCGATCAAGATCTAATAGATGCTTGGTGTCACAGTATGGCCTACGGACAGTATCATGTGAAAGAACTCAAAAATGGCACAGCATTTAGGATGATGCAAGAATGAACGTTGTAAGTTACCTGGCCACCTTGCCCAAAAAGGATCAATATACCGCAGAGTCTTTGCAAAAGGCACAAGACAAGAGCAACACCTTGAGATATTTTATACAAGGTGTAAATGCTCAAGACGACGAGGGAATCATATCTGACAATTCAGTATATGAGCCCAGTGATGTGGCTGTTATGCTAGGATGGGTGCATGAGCATGGAAAAACTTCTGCACATTTACAATTAAGACAAAACATTGTGGATGGGCAACGTGCCAATGGTGGCAGAACAGTAATAGCCGATTCAAATTTATTCTTGTACAGAAACACCGACAATCCAGGCTACTGGTTGCGTTACAGTTATGATGGTGTGTTCCCCAACACCGGAGAATACTGTGATCAAGCACCTGATCCTGAACGTTGGCAAACTATACAGGCACAAACAGGTGTGCAGATACAACCTTGGCGTGTACAAGGCGATCACATATTGTTGTGTCTTCAACGTGATGGCGGGTGGAGCATGGCTGGATGGGACGTGATTGATTGGGCAATAAAAACCATTTCAGAGATAAGAAAATATACCGATCGTCCCATTAAAATACGACCCCATCCTGGGGACAAGCGGGCTGTGAAATATTGCGAGCGTTTGCTTAAATTGTGTATTGGCCGTAGGTTATTAAACGTACATCTTAGCACAGCAGGTAGCACTCTCATGCATGATTTTAAAAATTGTTGGGCTGTGGTCAATCACAATTCTAGTCCTGCTGTGGCAGCGGCCATAGAGGGCATACCAGTGTTTGTGACTGATCCAGATCGTAGCCAAGCACGAGACATAGCAGGATCGGGACTCAACCGAATCGAAAAACCACACACTCCTGATCGACTGGCATGGATACAACGCATTGCACAGTTTCACTGGAGTCACGAAGAACTACAATCAGGTGCATGCTGGGCGCATATGAAGAAATGGGCAAAAAAATGATTCAAGTTATTACAAGTTTTAACCAGAACTATTATGATCTTATTGGTCGAGACAGTACGGAAAGTTTTATCAAATACTGGCCCGAACAGTTAAAATTGACCTGTTATGTAGAGGGTTTTAGATTGCCCGAACATGAAAGAATTCAACAGATAGATTTTTCTGCTCTTGATCCTGATTATGAAAAATTTCAACAAGAGCCCGGATTAACTCAAAGTCAAAAAAAGTTTGCCAAAAAAGCCTACAGTGTTATGCATGCTATTGCTCAACCTCAGGCGGATTGGATTTTTTGGATGGATGCAGATGTTGTTACTACCAAAGATTTGCCAATAGAAATATTGGAAAACATATTACGGCCTGGGTGCTTGAGTATGTACATGGGAGTGACTTATACCTCCGACAAAGCAGGAACCGCTGGTACCTGGTTAGTGCCCGAAACTGGAATTTTTGCTGTGAACACCCGTCATTGGCAATTCAAGAAATTTAGAGCAGAATATCAAAGAAGATATCACAATAGAGACTATGCCGACCTGCGTAGATTTTATGACAATGACGTTTTTGGTGCCGCGCTTGGTGTGGTCAAACAGTGTCGTGTGAACGATCTTTGTCATGGATTCACTAAACCTTACAAAACACCACTACCACACACTGTGATGGGCCAATACTTGATACACTACAAAGCCAAACATTCCAAAGCAGAATACGCTCAAGAAATTCCAGAAGAAGACCAGTAACTTTCTGTCCTGGGGCGTATTAAATCTTTTTCATTGCTACGCCCGGTGTCTTTGCGCTTGCCTTTAAGATGATCTAAGTATGCACCCCAGGCAGTGTTGATCAAAGGATGCCCTTCGCCCTTGATTAAACCTGCACTCCAATTGAGTTGGCGCCATTTGGGGTGTGCCGCTTGAACTTCGTTACGAGTTTCATCAAAAACCCAACAGTCATTCCACTCAGCCATAGTCATTAGCCTACCAGAATCGTATGCCAATTGAAATTCTTTTAACCATGTTCGGGTCACGGGATCCTGTAAGTTCATACCGTATAACCCACATTCAGTAAACTTCTTTTCACGACCTAGATATGCTAGGCCAATTTTTGGGGGCATTTGACTGTCAATAAATGCTGTGGAGATAGGTGTATGGCACACCATGTCAGCATCCATCCAAAACAATACATCTGCTGAACAGTTGGCCGCACAGTGAGCAACTGAGTATGCTTTGTGGCTGAATCGTATTGCGTCCCAACGAAAACCTATGCCCGGGGCCTTGCCTTTGCGATCCGCAGGCCCCACAGCAACCAGGCCACGTGCTCTAGGATCTGATCCCCAACGTTGTTTGAATGCCACAATTTCTGGACTCACTGCATGCAAGTCTCTCACGTGTAGATTGGGCGCACTTTGTGTAATAGTACAATCTTCCGTGTAAACATACAGATCAACTTCTTGAGGCCAGTTTTGTAAAAATGTATCAATCATACGACTGGCATAGCGGTCATAACCGCTGGCATTGAATGTTGTGACAACTGCGTATTTCATATTGTTTTGTATATTTCGTTTTGTTTATTGTCCCAATATTGATGGTCGGCAATTTGTTGTTTTATAATAGAGGTATCTATCTCATCAAGTGTTTGCTTTCTAGGAACATCTAAATCTAGATTGACCAGGTCTGGGTGGAACCAAAATGCATTTACGGCTCTGGTATCAAATGTAAAAAACTCATAACCATACTGTGACCACAAATTTTTGTACTTTGACAATGAACAGCCATAATGAAATTTTCTATTGTATGTAACTTTTTTTATTGTATTTTCAACATAAGGAAAACTAGCCCAATCGTTGCCAAAGTGCTTGTTAATTTCGCAACACACAGTGGCTGGACGGAATCCTGATTGCAATAGGACTGACGCCACTTCATAATCAAAACTGTCAATGTCTAGACTAAAAAAGTCTGGTTGCCAATATTGTTCTGGAATGTACTGTGCAACATCTCCGGGGGAAATCATTTGCTGTATTTTAATCAACTGATCCGGCCATCTTTCAACCACAGATGGATCCCAGTCCCAACCGTCTATGCCAACCCCTGAATATCCTTGATGTAGTAAGTCTAGAGTCATGTTTTGTGTTCCGTCACCAAACCCAATTTCCACAAAAGTTTTTTTTGGGTCAGACATTCCGGCCAACATGTATTCAATGATGCCAGTTTCAGCATTTTGACTAAATCCTTGCCGCTCATACGGTAAATGTTTCATAGTGGTATCCATATTGTGTTGCTTTTACTCTTGACAGGAGCTGCCTCATATGGACCGCACAAATCGTTAAGCCATTGTCTATGTTGGTTTTGTTGACCGTTGTCTTCTATCAACAACCAAGGTCTGTTGCGTTGTATAGTGGCACGGCTTCCTTCTAACACTGCATTTTCAAAACCTTCAACATCAATCTTGATCCAATCAACTGATTGAAAATTAAATCGATCCAGTGTAGTCAACTCTCCAGTGTGTTGTTCAAACTCTGGGTTGGGCACAAACTCTGCAACTTGTTTGGTATGCCCACATTTGAGAGTTTGTAATTCAAATGTTGCTGTTTGATCTTTATCACTGAGCCCTAAATTATGCAATTCTACATTGGTGTAATTTTCTAGATTTTTTTGCAAGACTTCAAAATTTTTGAGCACTGGTTCAAAGCATATCACCCGTTCAAACAGTTCAGCTGAGGGTCTGGCAAATATACCAATATTGGCACCAATATCAATCATGACACGCTTGCGAGGAATATGATTATATACATACCAACGATAACGATTTTGATAGTGTACATCTACTACTTCCTGCAGCCTCTCACTAAAAAATCCATTTGGTGGCTCAGAAGAATACCACAGTGAGTTTATTTTATACATATATAACTATTTAACTAAATGAAAATCAGTCTGTTTAATAATTTTGGTGCCTTAAATTCAGTGCCAGTTTTTCAAGCCATTGCTCAAGGATTAGTGTCCCAAGGGCACAATGTAGTTTATCATGACCTCACCGCCGATGCGGCTGTGATATGGAGCATGCTGTGGATTGGGCGTATGCGTCCCAACCAAGAAGTTTACGAAATATTTAGACGGCAAGGCAAGCCAGTGATTGTTGCTGAAGTTGGTATGATACAACGTGGGCAAACCTGGAAGATTGGCATCAATGGCACTGGTATTGGCAGTTACAACTTTAACAATCTCATCATCAACCGCGCTGCCTCACTTGGACTTGATCTCAAGCCCTGGCGTTCAGGCACAAACATTGTGATAGCCATGCAACGCCATGACAGTCAGCAATGGGCAGGATTACCTAACGCAAGTTCCTGGTTGGCCAATGTTGTAAAAGAAGTCAAACAGCACAGCGACCGTCCCATTGTGGTGCGCCCACATCCACGCGGTATTTGCTCAATGCCATCAGGATGTTTGATTGACCGGCCCAAGATTAACGTTGGCACCTATGACAATTTTGATTTTGATCGAGTGCTGAGCAATGCTCACTGTGTGTTGAATTGGAACTCTGGGCCAGGACCGCAGGCATTGATGGCAGGCATACCAGCATTTGTTGGCCCAGACAGTTTGGCCAGCGCTATTGCCAACTGGGATCTATCACAGATAGAAAATCCTCCACGTCCTGATCGTAATGTGTGGCTAGAACAACTGGCACACACTGAGTGGACTGTGGAGGAAATTAGATCGGGGTTACCGTTTAGTCGCTTAGTCTTTTGATATCAGCGTTAACCATGTCACATATCATGGTTGCAAAATCTGTACGTGGTTTCCAGCCCAATAACTTTCTCGCCTGACTTGAGTCGCCACACAAGCTGTGTAGTTCTGCTGGGCGTTTGAATCTCGGATCGCTCTTGACCAAGTTTTGCCAGTCTGGTATGTCCACGTGTTCAAATGCCACACGACACAGATCACCAATGGTGTGTTGTTGACCAGTTGCAATCACATAGTCGCGAGCTGTGTCTTGTTGTAGCATCAACCACATGGCCTCTACAAAATCTCCAGCAAATCCCCAATCTCTGGCGCTGTCTAAATTGCCCAAGGTAACTGAGTCTGCCAAGCCCAGTTTGATACGTGCCACAGCGTCTGTAACCTTGCGGGTCACAAATTCACGACCACGCAACGGTGATTCATGATTGAACAAAATACCTGAACAAGCATACAGACTGTAACTTTCTCGGAAGTTTATGGTCATCCAATGCGAATACAATTTGCTTACACCATACGGACTACGTGGACGGAATGGTGTGGTCTCACCTTGTTGTCCAGGTTCAGTGGCATTGCCAAACATTTCGCTTGTGCTGGCTTGATAGAACCTGGCATTGGGATTGTGTTGACGTATGGCATTGAGAATGTTTAGTGGACCTATACTGTTGACTTCCGTGGTCAATTTGTTTAAATCCCAACTGATACCCACAAAACTTTGTGCGGCAAGATTGTAAACTTCACGCGGTTGTATACTGCGCATGAGATGATTCATGGAATTTTCATCAGTGATATCGCCTGTGACTAACTCAATATCATTTTCAATTCCTAACCAGCGGATGTTGTCTAAATTAGGATTGCTGTACCTTTTTACCAAACCATATACTTGGTAACCTTTTTCAATAAGTAGTTTTGCAAGATACGGTCCGTCTTGCCCGGTCATGCCTGTAACAAATGCTGTGGGCTTCATTTTGCCTCCGTTACATTATGTATGTGACTTTTTGAGACAATAAAAATTTATACCAGTGTTATATGTGCTCCACACACCACCAAAAAGCTGTCCAGGCAGCAATGAAGAATATCAGCAAAAAGAATTCCATTTCTGCTAGATCTCGTTGCCAGCGTTCTTGGTCAGTCATTCTAAACCGTGATATCTTCCATGCCTGCTGTTCGCAGTCGTACCACGTGGCCCATTTGCCATTGTTTGGTGTCCAAGCCCTTCATAATGCCCAGCCAGCGATTGCGTAACAGTGCTACTTCATTGATGATGGTTTCAAAGTCCACCACTTCTTCTTCACCATCTACATACTTTTCAGCATCACGCGAAGTCAAGGCACGGGCATATCCTTCCAGGTACTTTTGAAAATGTCGACGCCGTATTTTGCGTAGTTGTATGTTGAGGTAGTTCAACACAGCTTCGATCTCTTGTAACTGATTGAACCTGTGTTCTGTAATGCCCGGCAAGGCAGTGATGTTTTTCTCTACCAAGCCGCCAATTTTGCAGTCACGTTTGGCGTCTTGCAATTCGTTTTCAAAATGTGCAATGAAGTCAGGTATATTACCTAGATCTGCTACAACTTTACTGTACCACATGTATGTCCAGCCATTCTAAAAAACTTTTTGGATAAATGCTTACATCAAGATTTCTACGAGCAACATACTCTTTTAAAAATTCTGACATTTGCTGCCGTTGTGTTTCACTAGGGTCAGCCTGCACAGACTGTGCGATTTGCGTTTGATAATGTTCTGGCAATGTCTGAATGTTTTGCAAGATCATTCCTTTACTATCAACATCCAACACATAAGGTGCCATCATATAAGGATTATTGGCAAATACCAATCCTATTCGTTGATCAATGAATTGTCGAATAAATGTTGGTAAATCAAAGATTGTGAGATTGGTTATTGCTGTGCTAAACCTGAAATCAATCCCGCTGGATTTTATTATCTCTACTCGATTTAAAAATTCATGCCACGTGTTTCCATAACGATTGAATTCATAAAATTTGTCTGTGCATTCAGCACTGATGGATATCATTGCGTTGGGTGTCTGCTTGATTTTGTCTACCATGCGTTGAAATCTTTGGAGGTCTACCCCTAGTCCAGTGTAAATGTTGATCATTGCTGAGGTGTTTGATACTGCATCCAACACATCAAACAATTGATTATCTAGCAAAGGTTCCCCACCTGTGACAACTATTTCTTTGAGATTGTGACTGAAACTTTTTATTTCAGACAATAAAGTTTGAAACTTTGAAGTATTTTTGACTTCTCGTTGACTGACTTTCATCATAATTTTGTCGTACTGTGTCAATTGAAATCTTTCATCACCTGTGTTGACACTGTAATCGCCATGTTCAACCAATTCTCTGCGCCAGGCACTGCTGAAGTCTTTGCAACAATAAGAACATGACAAATTGCAATCGTCGTTTAGTTTTATTTCAAGTATTTCTGGTTGTGTATGAACATCAGTATGAGTTTTTGTTTGTCCATGTTGCCATAATCTTGGACTCACTGCACCTTTGTCTTCCAAGGGCCAACAATTTTGTTCGCAACTGGCATTGCGTTGATTACTCAACATCATGTGTCTTTCGGACACATTTGTATCAGTATTGAACAGTTGTCCTGGATTTTTTCCTATCCAGTCAAAATCAATAGCATGAGATTTTGCCGCATGACAATTAAGAGTTTTGTTTGATACAAGATCAATTTTTAAATATTTAAACTTGTAAGAACAATAATAATCTCTTTCAATAGTCATCTTCTTGATTGTAGTTGTC